GGGTACGAGACTCGGGAGTATCAACTCCAAACAAACGAATGCGGCCACTACTCCCACGAATAACGACATTCCAACCAAGATCAACATCAACATCGACAGTATCTCCATCAACGATTTTTACAACAGTAGCTTTGTACTCATACATAAGTATTTGTCTTAATCATGTTTGTCACTTCTAAACTACGTCCCTTTACTTGCCGTGCCCACAAACTGTCCAAAAATTCAGTAGCTGCTGCGTCATAACTGCCTTTTTCCATATGAGCAAGTGCTTTAACAAATTTAGAAAAACGAAGGCGTCCCAAGTTAAAGTGCATATTAATAATTCCGTCCCGCCTAGCCCCATCTTCCAAGTCGTTAAACCAAGCGTACTCTGCACTTAACTCTTTAATAGTTCTAACAATATCGTTACTTAGCATAAAATCTATTTCTTCCATGCTTAAGCCTAGCCCTTTGTGGGGGCCATCTGAAACATTACGCCCTGCACCAATATGTACAGTACCAAATTGATCCTTATAAGCATGAGTTCTAACCCCCTCATGCCGTTTTAATTGTTCTATAAGTTTTTCCATTCCATTAATTTCCATTATGAGAGCTTCCGAAGTAGAAACTGGCAATACCGCTAACAAGGCCACCAAGATAGCCCAAAACAAGGTTGACGATTGCATCATCATTGCTTTCAGGAGCCTGGAGCGTAACCATAAAGATATACGCCAAAAACCCGACCATTGCCAAAATTGCAATAAGTTTAGGCGTAGGGTCTTTGGCAAATGTCTTTCTTGCGTCTTGCCTGTCTTCGGTCTCAAGCCTGAACCCCTCGATATTCGCAGTGAGCTTTTTTATCTCTAATTCTGCGTCTTGCAAGATTTCTGCTTTTTCTGGTTCTCTTTCTATAACTTCTTCAATCTGTTCAATACTAGATGTTTCGGGCATTCCTAACTTTTTAGCGGCTATTTTAAGTGCCATTCCCGCAATAGGATTGCTACTAGCTACCGTTTTAAGCAGCGTAGGGGCTAACGCTCCCAGAATCCCTTTAAGTTTCATAGAAAATTAGCCATAACTTTATAAGAGCTTCCACATTACTAACCGCTTTTGTCAGTTGCTTCAGCCTCTTCCTCCTCGACAATTTCATCAATAGTGTCGCAAACATCAGGAACCGCTATGCCAGTTGTAACTTCAGTAGCTACGCGCCCTACAGCCCTAATGCCTTTATAAACTCCAGAACAATAAAGTTCTTTATTTGCAATCATTTCTTCTGAAACAGTACAGCCGCCCAACATAAAAACGGCTATTAAACTAATTAATTTCCACCTCATCGGCCATTTTCTCCAGTTCTTTTAGTTCATCTTCATTAGGCATTTCATCCTGTAATGCAAGAAACATATTTAAACGCTCTTCATAGCCGTCCATCATATGGTCTGTAATACGCTCTGCTATAGCCCCGCCCTTTCTGTCTGTTTTTCTTAATGATTTTTCAGGGTCTATATAGTCCATTCCACTGTTAGCGAAGTATAGCATCGTCTGAGATTTACTAGGCCCGTAACAAAGGCGCGGGATTCGGGCCACCATGTCACTTCCCTGTACACAGGAGATTTGTTTGTCTAACTTCATTGGGAGTTTAAAACCTTTGAAAAAGGTATTCGGTTTTCCAAAAGTAATAAGATTAACATTGGGATGCTTCTTCCAGATTTTAGCTGCACTTAGCTCTGCTAAAGCACCTCCCAGGCTATGCCCACAAATTAAAGTTCGCTTCTTCCAGTCAATCATCTTGACTACTTTTTTCCAGACTGATTTGTGTGCCAGGGCAAAACCACCATGACAGAGCCTTCCAGCGTAGGGTACAGGCACTACCATTGCATCAGTTAACCAATCTCTGCCCTGCTGTGTGCCTCTGAAGGCTATGATATCTATGGTTTTTCGTTTAGCGACGTAAACAGTGGTAGAAGTGAATCTACTCTCGATTTTGGCAGCTTTTGGATTTTCATCTTTATATGCTTTCATGGCCCACGAACAAGCCATATTGAGTAATACAGGGTCTAGTTTCATTTATCGGCCTTGTTTTCTAGTCTTTTGAAGATCGCACCTAACATGTCTTTAATTTCTCGAATATCTACACGGTAATCATCTTTAGCAACGTATTTTTCCGGCACTAATTTCATATCTTCGTCTAATTTGTCAAGAAGTGCAAAAACGCGATTAACCATCCACCCGCCAAAAAAAGAAATAAGGATAATAGCTATATTAAACATGACCTGATAATCCATAATTACTCGTTATCGTTAAGGGGGTTATCTAACATCTGTTGGATTCTACTTTCCAGATCGTCTCGTATTTCTCTTAGCTCTAGGTCTACATCTCTAAGAGTATCATTAACCCGCTCTTCTAAGGCATACACATCATCCCTAAGCTCTCTAGTGGTATCTGCCACCGTATCTTCTGCCGTTCTTGCAATGCTCTCAGACTGCCTCACATCGACTTCTATAGTGTCTATCTGGTCATTAATGTTTGCCAGCATACGCTGATTCTGGGCTTGCATAGCATCGGTTTCGTTTCTCAGTGAGTCTTCTACTGTATCAAGTATACGAGATTGGTCTGTAAGCCGTGTTTCTAGGACTGCTAAAGCCTCGTCGTATCCGCTAAAATCAGGGCTAACATACTCAGTAATGGCGGTCTCAGCATCAATTAGACGCTGGTATACCTCAAAGCCGCCCCACATTGCCCCACCAATCGCCCCTAAAAGCGGCACTAATAGCAGTATTTTCCCACCTGTAATAGTGGCTCCGCCAAACTCTAATTCTGTTTTTTCAGTCATATTGCTGCCCTACTAAGTCCTGGAACCTTTGTGCGCCCTGTCCTTGCAAGGCTCTGACGTTACCATCTACAGGCGCATTGCCCCCGTATATTTCTCTGTCCTGATACCACTGCTGTTGATCTATAAGGTCTATATTGTACGCTTCTACACCTTCAACTCTACCCATCAAAAGAATGGTTAAAGATTGGTCATCAAATCCGCCAGAGTCCTGCATCCCCTCTAGCTGTGAATCTTGAGCTTGCTCAATCTCTGCGCTGGTCATAGTCTGAATAGCGTTCTCAGCCCTACGAACAGTCTGCTGCTCTTCTACACTAGGAGGAGCAACATCAAATTGCCCAAAGTCTGGAGCCTGTTGGCTTAGAAACTGGCCGACACTCTGACCTGCGCCTAACGCATCGTTAAAGTCTTGCTCAAATTGCATCTGTTGGGCTGAATCGCCTAAATCTTGTGTAGCTTCTAGCTCTTCGGACTCTTCTGCTTCTTCCATCTGTACACTAGCAGTCTGGGTAATGATCTCTTGTTCTACAGTCTGAACATCAAAAAACCCCGTATCTACTTGCTCAAAAACTTGTTGTTGCTGCTGTTGTTCTTGTTGGATTTCCTGCTGTTGTACTTCTTCCCGTCTGACTTCCTGCATGGCAAGCTGTACATTACTTGTGTCACCGTAAACCGCGTCTATCTCTGCCACCGCAGTAGAGGCAGATTGCTCTGTCACTTGGAGTAATTCAGATTTAATGTCTAAAGTGTCAACGGCAAAGTTGCTTTGAGTGGTGCTTACAATGCCTACACCGCCATAGTTAAAAGACATATCCACCGATTCAGAGCTAGTAAAAGAACTTTGGCTTTCCATTGTACTTTGCGAGCTAAAAGAGCTTTGAGCAGCAAAAGCGCTAGTCTGAGCCACAATGTTTAAAGCAAGCCCAGTAACGTCAAGAGGCGAGGCTGTAGGTTTAATTATTACTGCTACCTCTTCTACTTCCTCAATAACTTCTTCCTCAATGATCTCTTCTGCTTCAGCAACTTCTACAACTTCTACAACTTCTTCTGGCTCTTCTATAATCTCTTCTACTTCTACAATTTCAATGATCTCTTCGGGTTCTTCAAAGATTTCTTCTTCAAAGACTTCTTCCACTTCCTCAATGATCTCTACCACTTCAATCGGTTCTTCAAAAACCTCCTCAAACACCTCTTCCTCAAAAACCTCTACGATGACTTCTTCAAACACTTCCTCAAAAGTTTCTTCAAAAACCTCTTCTATCTCGTCAACTTCAACAACTTCTACAACCTCAATTACAGGTAGATCATCAATTCCATCATCACCACCAAAGCCAAAATCATCCCCACTAAAAACATCGCTATCAACCATAACAACAACAGTATCTTGCCCAGTATCGTCTGCATCGTAACCGTCCAGGTCATACCCGTAAAAATCCTGTTCGTTATAACCAAGCGCGTTATCGTCGTAGCCTAGAGAGACAATTGTGTTGGTGTCTGTAGTGTCTGTGTAATCTACCCCGTCATCATCGTCATCAACAAAGTAATAGTCAGTTACGTCATCCCCATCCACAACGTCTGTATACTGATCCGTAGCGTTTGAGGTAAGAACGGTGTCCCAATACCCAGAACAAGACACATCATAACTGGCATCTGCCGCGCACTGCTGCGCTGTGTATGCTGCCTCGTATCCAGTGCATTGGGAGCTATACAAAGCGTTAGCGTCACACTGCTGCGTTAAGTAAGCCGCATCGTAGTTGCTGCAAGAGGTAGAAAAAAGACCATTAGAATTGCACTGACTAGCAAAAGAAGCTGAATAAACACCGCCATTTTCTATTTGATTTGTGAAAGTGGCATCCCAAGAATCCCACGTTGGGTACGCATTACTCTTGTCGTAGAAACGATAAGTGCTGTGGTCTGAGCTAGTGTTTTGCTCTCCGATCAATACATCATGCTGAATAATATCTAGCTCTCGATATCTGTACTCATAGCTGTCGTTTTCGTACAAAATAGCTTCAAAGCTGTTACTGGAGTTTCGGTAATACTCCCTCATGTAGTACCAACCGAAAACCACATAGTCATCAAATGCCTTAAACAACATTTTAGAAGCATTCCCCGTAGTTGTTTGGTTGGCATTACCCGCTATTAAATCAGTCCAAAACGGATATAAAGTCTGATCTCTATACGGGAGGGGTTGCGGTGTATAGTCACTGCAATTAAGCCCTGTAAAGTTTATACAACCATTTGTGGACATTTTTGCTCTGGTGTAAGTATTACCCCAAATACTAAAGTCAAAACCAAAGTTAGGACTCCACGCAGATACCCTATCATCACCGGAAGTTAAGTTAGTTGTTCCTGACATTCCGTAAAGATCAATTAAGCCGTTAGAGTGCGCGGTATATACATCGGGATCGCTAGTGCTTGCGCCATAAGCTGTAGAACAAAACACCAAGGCTAATAACCACCTCATCTTCTGCCCCTGCTGCCGTAACGCCTGTACTGGTAGTCAGATTCTATTTCTTCCGGCGCTTCTGCCTCGGCTTCCCAAGCTATCTGAGCTTCTTCGCCTATTAACCCTTCGTAGGGACAAGGAGTTCCTGCCATTCGCATAGCGTCAAATACTCGTTCGTCCTGGCACATCAAGCTAACCGCAGCTACGCGCATACCCATGTCGTACAGGGTCTTGCCTAGCTTAATTCTTTCGCAGTTTTCATCAGTAATAGAGCGACCCCCAGAGAAGCCAAATATCTGCGTTTGTATTGCTCCGGACACGCCAGTAGTACAGAGGTCTTGCGAGTAACTAGAGCCAATGCTTGGCGCTATTGCGCTAGGCGGTGGTGATTCTATTCGTTGAGTTACCCGCTGGCTGCTTGTTGATTGGCTTGTGTTGTTGTTTGTATTGGTATTGTTAGCCGTAGAACTTACTTCGCTGTTGGATTGGCTAAAATCATTGTTTGTGCTTACGTTGTTACTACTGGAAGTTTGATTAACGGTTGAGGTGTTAGTGTTCGTGTTAGTGCTGGTGTTCGTGTTATTAGAGGTCGTATCGCCCGTATAGGTAGTATTGTTGGTGTTGCTATTGGTGTTATTGCTTACCGACGAACCCGTGTAGTTCGTGGTGTTACTGTTATCCGATGTTGAATTATTCGTATTGGTATTAGTTGAATTATTCGTTGAAGTAGAGACATTGGTGTTGCTATTCGTATTGGTGTTTGTGGCCGCAGATGTTGAATTCGTTGTATTGCTATTCGTGTTCGTGGTGACACCCGTATAGTTAGTAGTGTTGTTATTAACATTGTTTGAGTTAGTTGTGCCATCGTAAGTCGTTGTGTTCGTATTTGCGTTAGTGTTTACGTTAGTGGAATTGTTCGTGTTAATCCCAGTGTAATTCGTATTATTTGTGTTGTTATTGGTGTTGGCATTGGTATTAGTGCTGGTGGACGTATTAGTGTTAACAGAGGTATTTGAACCCGTGTAGTTTGTTGTATTGCTGTTCGTATTAGTATTGCTACCCGTGTAAGTCGTTGTGTTTACATTGGTATTGTCGTTTGAATTAGTATTGGTGTTCGTGTTTGTGCTAGTTGACGTATTGGTATTTGCAGACGTATTAGTATTTACGTTCGTATTGTTGTTGTTATTTGTAGACGTATTTGTAGTGGTAGACGTATTAGTAGTCGTAATATTAGTGTTCGTGTCTTGCCCGAACAGGGGGAAGCTTGCTACAGCAAAAACGATAAGCAGTAACCTTTTCATTTGTCACAACCCCCTCCTCCGCTACTTCATCACTCCGCATTCAACGCGTCTATTTGAGCCTGTAGCCTAGCTATTTCAGCTTCTTTAGGATCAACCCAGCCATCTACTTCTGTCCACGTTGTGCCATCAAAAGTGTAGCGGTTACCTTGCCAATCGGCAGGAGCGCTTACCCCAGTATGCAAGGTTGCATTGCTTGAGTTCATGTCGCCTATGTAAAAATCAGGATTAGCGTCATCGCCTACCGTGATTTTGTCAGCACCCATTGTGACGTTTTTAGCATCGTCAAACAGGTAAGGTGATCGTCCTGTGTCATTAAAAGTTATTGTCTTGCTCATCTTACGAGTCTCCGTTTAAAAGAAGTGCTGTTGTTGATATTGCTAGTCCTGCGTTTACGCTGCTACTTACAGTAGTTATGGTTCCATCGTTCTGCACGTAGTATTTAGACCCTGCGGTTAAGCTGCTTAGTCCTGTTACCGTACCGCCCTGCACAACAACCGTACCTGTAGCTGAAGTGGCTATACCTGCGTCTGCTATGCCTACGAAGTTTGTTGCAGTGAGGTTGGTTACATCAGTAGCTAATTGGTTTACGGAAACCCAATTCTTATCGTCATTTCCTGCCAACTGTCTTCCATAAAAATAGAATTTTCCATTATTAGCTCCATCAAAACACATGGCCGCATAGTTCCCTTGATTCTTAGTAGAATCAGGATTTACACGGGTTTTTGTACCCCATGTAACAGTACCTGTGCTCGTATCTATAGTGCCTGATCGAAACCATCCGTAATTGCCACTGTTTTCATTCCAAAATGTAACAAAGCTATCGTCAGACGCTTGAACTAAAATCCGCTCGTACGAACCGTAGCTAGGGTCAGCATAGTTAGCGCTCCCTACAGTTATAGTAGTAGCAGTTCCAGACCCGATAGTTAGCATTCTCGCGCAGGGGTCGCTGCCAGAAGACCCATCTTGATAAAAAGCTATCGCTCTGTCGGCTGTTTGATGAAGCCATGCCATAGATTTAGAAGTATCATTGGAACTTCCACTATTAAAAACAACCGCTGTTCCCCATGTCGGAGTATAATCAGTAGAGCTGCTTAATATCCCAACCTTGGCTTGTATTCGGTCATAAGGAGAAGTAGGGAAAGGAAGGCCATATATACCATATGTACACAATAGTTTATTTGCCGTATTTGGGTCCCAGCCTATAACCCAAGAACTAAAATAGTATGAAGCGCCAACCGAATCTATATACGTCTTTTCGTCAACACTTCCTATTGACGCACTTGCGCCTGTTCCTGTAACCAATCCCATAGCGGTGACCATAAATTTCTGCATTCCACTCGCAGCACCGTTATTCCAATTATACATATATACAAATCGGCCAGAGGTATGCGGATCGAACCAAAGACCACTTACATCACCAGCGTTCATATAAGTAGTAACAGTTGTCGCTGACCCAAGAGTAACTGTATAGTCGCTAGTTGAAGTCCCCGTTCCCGTTATTGTGTACACTTTTCCTTGAATAGTGTCCCCCGTATTTACAAACGTCACCATCCCCCTGCTACCCAACGTAGGATCATTAGCTATATTGGCTTTAGAACTAGCTACTGAATTTATTATGGTCTGAGTTCCGTGAGATATGATATTTGCGTCACTTAATTTACAAACGGCTATACAAGGGTAAAGAGAGCTGTCCGTTAAGCACTCAATATAAGTGTTGGATTCTCCAACCATTGGAACCATATTATTTACATCACTAACTGCGGGAGTTCGTACATTTGTTGCACCCCCCGGATCAATTTGTTGAACACTACCTATGGGAAAATCTTCACTTACGCTTGTTTCTGCTACCTCAGTAACCGTCCCTGTGCTATTAAGAATGACAGGTTTCTTAGTTGTAATCGTTGCCGTGGCTACCGCT